AGTTAAGACTGCTGATATTGAGGACGATTCTAAGGTTCAGGCTAATAACAATAATAACCAGAACAATCATCAGAATCAGAACAATAATAACAAGTCTAATAACAACCAGCAGCAGAATAACAACAAGAAGTAATTCTGAGGAATTAAGATTATATATAATAAAAGTAAGAGAGAAGCGTAATTGCTTCTCTCGAATCTTTTGTTAGGAGGTGCTGTAATGGATGAAATAGGAATCGGTAGTGAAGAAGATGAACGTGAGTAAGGAAGGAGTATTAGAAAGAACTTATAAGAATAAAAATATTTAAGCAAAATTATTATTAATGGATATTTTTAATTTCTAAAAAAAGAATCCCGTTAGGCATAATAGCCTAACGGGAACATTCTTTGTATTTTATTTTTTATTAGAATACTGGATTTGTAAGTTTGGTTCCTGGAAGAACTAGTGTTAAGTTATACATTGCTTGAATAGCTTCCTTATCAGCAAGTCTTCCATTTTTTCCAGCCATTGTAATAAACTGAGCATTAGAGTTCATATATTTTAATAACTCTTGATTTGCCTCGATAGTCCATGCTACTTTAAGAGTAACCTGATCACCATCATAATCGGCTCCCATAAGTATGCAGTAAGGATTACATAACTGGAGAGTATCTATAAACTTATTTGCAGTATTAGAACCAATATCATTCTGTCTTATCTTAGGGAACCACTGGTAGAATACTCCATTTATTACCATTGGTTCTGTTTTATTCATAGAAGATATATGCATTTTGGTATACAGTTGGTTGAAGTAAGAATCTCATTTTCTTCACATAGGTCGTTAATCTATGCAGTTCTCTTATGAACTTCTTCGGTTTTTCTCCGAATGTTGAGACTATATCACTATCCTTATTAAAGGATACCACTCATTTCCATTTAAAGGGTTCTCACCTACCTACTTAGGCCGTACTCCTTATGCTGAATTTCACAGCCCTTCCGGGGATAGTCGTTGAGCATCAATATCTATATTGATTTGTAATATCATTATTTTGAAGTCTGAAGAACAATCTCCTCGCTATTCTTATAGATTTATCGCTTATTTCTATTCCAGCATTTAATAACGCGGCCTCTGTTATAAGTTTAGCTCTATTATAATAGCAATTATAACTTAATATATTATCTTCATAAAACTTACAAATAGAATGCTTTTGTTCTGTAGATATAAATGATCCAACTCTAGTTCTCTTCATGGCATTAAGTTGGTCGTTTGTAAATAAATAAGACCAAGTTCTACCATTTCCAATATTAGGTATTAGTTGTTTTTCACAACCAATTATGGAAGATATTTGATCATCGTTATACCCATTTATCATTAAATCATAAATCTTTAAAACATCTGATTCGTTTAGCTTAGCATTAATATTATTATCTCCAACGCTATTTCTTAAATTATGCTGAATAGCGTGCTCTATATTTTCTTTTGCGGTGCACCATTCTAGATTCCATAGCCAATTATGGTGTTTGTTGCAATCTTTATGGTTTACTTGCAATTCAGTATTATTAGGAACCCAATTAAATGTAAGCATAACTAATCTATGAACTTTTCTATATATTCTTGAACCGCTATTAGTCGTCAAACCAACTTGGAGATAGCCATTTTCTGTTTGTTGTGGAGTTATAAATGAATTAGAATATATACTAAAGATTCTGCCATAGTTACTTATATAATAAATCGGTTTTATATTATCTACAGTTATCAGCATCCATTGCTCTACAAATTTTACCATTTCTACCATATTATTTACCTACCTTTAAAGAAAATTATATGATAGTTCAAATCAATATAAAATAAGATGCGCTGATTGCACATTGTTACAATCCTTAGGACTTTGTATATCTACTTCAAAAATATGCAAAGCTTTTATTTCACCATAGATCATCTCGGTACTTTGTTTCTATCTTTCGATTCTCATGTATAATAATGAGCACCCGAGCTCTTAGCACTTCCCAGCTTTATTTAAAGTGATTTTTCAACACAGTGTTACCACTATGAAGCCACAATTCTTTATGGGATATCTAGAGATAATAGCGACTTTATCTTCAGCAGCCGCACATGCTGCCATATAGAAAATGTCTACCCATGTCATATCTCTTTCCATTGTATTACCATTTTCTCGTATACCAGAAGCATATTGTTCTTTAGTTATATTATAACCCTTAAAGCGCAAGTTTACATCTTTACCTTCAGTATTAGGAATCTTTATAGGTTTAAGACGATTAGAATAGCCGTGAATAAATTCATTTATTTCTTTATCAAACCTATCATCAGAGAATTCTAACTGAACGTTTCCTAAAGTAAGCTCTTGAAGTTTACCATTCTTATCTATATATGGATAAGTAGTCTTACCTCCAAACTCATTACTGAAGAATGATCTTAAGTAATTGATTATAAATGGGTACATTGTAGCCAATGCTGCTGCTAATGGTATTGCCGAATAATCGAGATCGACCATTAAATCTTCTCTCTTATTTACATCTATATTAGGAGCAGATATGACAAGACGAACAGAATTATCTACAGTACCAGACATAACAGAGCGCCTCATAGCACCAAACTTCTTAAAAATACCAGAGCCAGTATGCTCTCCTCCAGTAACAGTTTCTCCGATAGTAAACCAGTTATAGATTTCAAGCATTAAATCTTGTATTCTTCCTCTGGTACCACCGCCCATATCAAGACCATAATCGTTGCTCTCTGATAATGCTCTTACGTTATTCATGAGATTTACGTAAAGCTTATTCACTTCGCCGACTCCGATACGACCACCATCTGTATTAACGTCTCTATAGAATGGTGGAATAATGATAAATTTATCTGTGAATAATAAACCATTCTTTTTGCCATCATGAAGAGCTGCTAAGAGTTGATCTTTTTTAGTATTCTTGAAATTGATTTTATCAATATTCCTAATCAAGAATTTAATTCCTGTTTGACCATTATCATCTGGAACAAGATAACCATTAGAATCGATCTTAAAGTTCTGTGTTTCATAAATGCATCCTCTAAGATTCTTATCGATTTTTAACCATATCTTATAATAATATGGCTGAATGAATTTCTCTTCAAGATCTATGTAAGCGCACTGACCAGAACGTTCTTCTTTGGTAATACCAAAGATTTCATTGCTTAAAAGACCATCTGCAGTCGGACCATTATTTGAATTAAATAAAGCCGAGTTTGTAATTTGTTTTAAATCATTAGCTTTAATTAATCGTTTCTGATCCAACTGCTTAATCTCAAATTGCTTAGCCATTTGATAACCTCCTTTCGTAATTATTTGATTGTCATCTAATTACAAACTCATTTATCAGAATTAATAAACCTAATTACATCTAATTGATTGTATTTGTGCGAAAATTTATTTGCATAATATAGTTTTGTAGTAGTTAATAAAATCTATAAATTATTCTAGGAGGAATAAAGTATGAAGGTAGAAATTAGTGTTAAGGAATTAATGAGGTTAGAAAAGGCTGTGCGCGCAGATGAGAGATTCCAGACAAGGCTGGACATGCTTCAGTCTGTATTAGGTTCTAGACCGGCGGATTTATCTTCTGGCATGGTAATTAGTGGAAGATACGGTAACAAAGATTTAGACTTTTCTACAAAAGATAATAAATCTAATAAGTGCTGCGGATGTGGTCGCGAGGTTAGTGATGATTCTGATAAAGAATGTAACTGTAAGGAATCAGAAAACACTGTAGAAGAGAAGGCAACTGATGATTGCGAACCTGTAGGAAGCGTTGAGTTTGGCGATATGGTATTAGGACTCAATTCAAATACCAAAGTTGGTGATATTATTACAGTAAACTTTGATAAAGCTCCTATGGAATGCTTAGTTATTTCAGCAGATCCTGGCTCTGTAGAGGTTATTACTTATGACCTGTTACCTGAATATATGCCGATGAATGAAAGCAGTACTAACGAAGGTGGTTATAAAGGTTCTGATCTTTGTAAGAAGCTTAACAATGAAGAGTTCATCAACAGATTCGGAAGCAATACCAGAAAGTTACTTGCAACCTATCAGGATGGTTTGCTTATGCATCTTCCTACAGAAATGCAGATATTTGGCACAAACAAATATGGTAGCAAGGATGAAACTTATACATCACAGCTTGAGGTTATGAAAAATCCAAGAAACAGAATCGCATTCTTAACAGATGAAGACGGTGATATTTGGACGCGTTGGTATTGGCTGGAGAACAAGACAGACGACTATTCCACCAACTTCTGCTCCGTCAACGGCTATGGCATTGCCGTCTACGGCAACGCGTCCTGTGCTGGCGGCGTTCGCCTCCGCTTCCGCCTTAGAATCCATGAACAGTAATCGCTCCGCCTTGTGCGGAAAGCGATTACTTGATCATTAATACTAAAACGAAGCGAAGTGCCATTAAAGAAAATTTCATTAGAATATGCGGAGTGGTTAATTCCACTCCGTATTTCTTTTGATGAGATTTTATATTATTAAAAGAAAGAGAGGAAATTAAAATGAGAATAGAATTAGATATACCTAGTGAAGTACGTAATAAGGTAACTTTAACCGTCCATCCTGGATTGGATAGTTCGAATCCATATGATCAATACGGGTTAACTCCTTCATCGTTTGTCGGTTATGGACACCCATATCAGCCATATAAATATGATCCAGCTTCATTGGTTCCGACTGTTCCAAATAAAACACCAAATCCATCATATAATCTTGATGCTTTTTTGGGAAACCGTCCAGATGATAAAATGCCTACTAAAATGCCGATGGCAAAAATTGTTTCATATGTTGGTAGATTAGTGAAGTTCGAATTTGATGGTAAACAAATATATGGTATAACAATATACTGTGATCATCATACTTCTACTATTATAACGTTAAATACAATAACAACAGCACCAATATATGGAGAGTCAACAAGCACTATTATTGATAGATTGCGTTCAGATTTATTTGTTGATAAATTCTCTGATAAAATGAGGCAACTTATGCGTAATGGGTATGATGATACACCATTTGAATCGGTCGATTTACCAAAATACGGCGATATATATGGAGATAAATATCATCCATTAAGACCAACTCCAATGGCTGTCGAATGTCTTAGAATTGCTAAATCGTTTGAAGGAGAAATTCAATCATACTGGCTTGCTGATTCCGATGAGGATGGAAAGGAATTTATGTGCGTCGAAGAAGATGGTAATCCATCGACAGATATGGGCTCCAATGCACGAGGTATAAGAGTTAAATTTGAAATTGATTGCGATATAGTTGAAAAAGGTATGCTTGTTACAGATCCAACTGAGATTGAAAGCATTTTATGTACAGCTAAACCAATGAAGTAATGAGTAAGGCGCTGGGTTTCCCAGCGCTTTATTTTTTTGATAATATATTATAGATTTGAAATTAAATCTAGAAAGGAGATTATTAAAAATAATGGCTAAAGCTAAAGTACCATATAATTTTATCGCTGATAAATTAAATATAAAGCGAGAGTTATATAACCCCAATCCTAAACAAACGATACGGTCTAAAGAAGATCGTCTTGATTGTTGTATAAGGGCTTTATGTAAAATTACTAATAAACCATGGAAAGAAATACACAGAGATATAGCAGAATTGTGTATAGAACGTGGCAGAATGGAAGGTTCATTAAAAATATTTGAAGAGTATTTAAATAAAGCATTATTGTGGCAAGAAATGCCAGAGAAATATTATTCTAAATATCAAAATATTGCTGAATTTATGTATAATGAACGTCGTGGCTCATTTATAATACGTTCAGCAGAACACGTTGCTCCATACATAAATGGAGTATGGTACGATTCAAGATACTGTTTAGAATGCGCATCTTCATTTATGTATCATGAATCATTTTGCGTTTATGCTGCACAAGAGTATATATTACAATTAGAATATAATGAAAAGAAAAAGACTACTAAAGGAGAATAATTATGATTGAATTGGAAGGTAAATATAATTCATGTAAAGTATTTACAGATGATTGCGATACTGCTACGATAGGGCAGTTAACAGCATTATTAGATCAAGAAAGTTCTAAAGGAAGTAAGATAAGAATTATGCCAGATTGCCATGCTGGTAAAGGTTCTGTAATTGGAACAACTATGACGCTCGATAAGTATGTAATACCAAATATCGTTGGAGTAGATATAGGTTGCGGTATGCTCGCTGTTAAACTAAAGAACAAATCAATAGATTTACCAGCATTGGATAGTGTAATCCATAAATATGTGCCAAGCGGTTTTGATATTCATGATGAACCAATTGGAGATTCTGATATTGATCAAATATATGCTCCAGTAAATACAGATAGGGCATATAGAAGTTTAGGAACTCTTGGAGGAGGTAATCATTTTATTGAGGTTGATAAAGACTCTGAAGGATTCTTATGGCTAGTTATTCATACAGGTTCACGCCATTTAGGTATAGAAGTATGTGATTATTATCAGAATCTTGCATATGAAAATCTCAAAGCTAAGGCTGCAGGTGGAACTTATAAAGAGTTATCTGATAAGTTAATAGCTCAGTACAAATCTGAAGGAAGAGAGAAAGAACTCTCTAAAGCATTAGCTGGACTGAAATCAGAATACAAATCTAATATAGATATTCCTCAGGCTCTTGCTTATCTTGAAGGTGATAGCATGGAAGCTTACATTCATGATATGAAGTTAGCTCAGGAGCACGCAAGTATTAACCGTGCTATTATTGCTAAGACTATATTGAAGAAGGCTAAGCTTAAAGAAATTGAACGTTTTGAAACTATTCATAATTATATTGATTGTAATAATATGATTCTTCGTAAAGGTTCAATATCAGCTCAGGATGAAGAAAGAGTGATAATACCAATGAATATGAGAGATGGTTCTCTTATATGTATAGGTAAAGGAAATCCTGATTGGAATTATTCGGCGCCTCATGGAGCCGGTAGATTAATGTCTCGTAATGCTGCAAGAGATTCTATTTCAATGAGCGACTTCAAAGAGAGTATGAAAGGCATTTATTCTACAAGTGTTAATAAGAGCACAATCGATGAAAGTCCTCAGGCTTATAAACCAATGGATGAAATTATTTCCAATATGGGAGACGCGGTAGAGATTGTTGATATTATAAAACCAATCTATAACTTTAAGGCTGGAGAAGAATAGAGAAGGAGGTTAGTATGATAGTTCAAATAAGTTCAGGTCAAGGGCCTGCAGAATGCGAACTCGCTGTAGTAAAGTTATATAATGCTTTATCAAAAGAGTTCAATGATTTATCTTTAGTACAAAAACATGAAGCCCGCACCAAAGGTTGCTGCACTTCAATATTGTTTACTACAGATAATGATCTTTCATTTCTTGAAGGAACGGTTCAATGGATTTGTCAAAGTCCATTTAAACCGCACCACAAACGCAAGAATTGGTACGTTGACGTTAGCATAATACCGCAAATGGAAGAAATCTCAACAGAGCAAGATATCCGCTTTGAAAGATTTCACTGTGGCGGCAATGGAGGTCAAAACGTTAATAAAGTAGAAACAGGAGTAAGACTTACTCATATTCCAACAGGAATTGTAGTAACGTCTACTTCAGAGAGAAGTCAATTACAAAACCGTAAAGATGCATTAAACAAATTAAATGCAATATTAGCAGCTAAGGCTGTTGATAATAAAGCTAAGCAAACAAATGATGCTTGGAGAGAACACACTAAAATAGTTCGTGGAAATCCAGTAAGGGTTTACAAAGGCGAAGAATTTAAACTAATGGAGGTAAAGTAAATGAATACTCAAATGTGTACTGTTTGTAATAAGGAAACTAATATAGTTTATACATATCCATCTAATGATGGATCTCGCTTAGTTACAATATGCTCTAATTGCGGAGCAGAGATTGAAGCTACAGAAGAGGTAGAACTCAATGAAGAGCAAGCAGATAGAGTAGATGAAGTTTATAATGCAGTTTATGATATGTGTAAGATATTAACAGAGAATGATAATTTAGAGTGGAATATGGCATATTTAGGTGAAATAGCAGAGTTTGCTTGTAATACTCTATTAACCACTGGAGCTACAGATAAGATTAGATTTCCAGCTGTGGTTGAAGCAGACAATTATGGTTCTCAGTGTATTGAGGAATATTATACGGCAGAGCAGAATTAAAGCAAAAGAATATCGGGAAGCCCATAATGGCTTCCCGATTATCTACAGTATTTTTATTTTTTGATTGTTATACATAATAAATCTCCATTAAGGTATATCTCTGGTGTGAATCTCTTGTTGTAAATTACCAGTGAGCCACACTCGGAACGTAGTCTTTCTACAAGTTTTTCTTTGTTTTCATTTCCAAGTGTAACCGAGTATATAATGGAGGCTTTATCGAATGTAATGCTGTTTAGAGATATAAAGTTTACACCTCTAAGCATATCATATACCAGCATATGTTGTTCAAAGTAATCCTTGAATATTGAAGCTATTTGATCTGCTGGTATATCTTTCACAAAATCAACTGTATTCATTTATACCATCGCCTCCTCTAGCTCATCTTCTAATACTTCTCCTTCACGACGCTCTTGACCCTCTTTGGTTTTCTCGCGTTGCTCAGCTATTAAGTAGAGTTGATTTATATAGGATAGAGGAAGATGCATCATATCTAAGAATGATGACCTTCCTCTATAGTAAGTACAAAGCATTTCTATCTTTCCTATAAACTCTTGACCTGGGCCAACTGAGCTCGTGTAAAAAGCAAATTAAGTACAGAATCGATAGGTTGCTCAGGAATCTCACCGCCACACTCAGTACATGTAGCAACAGGATATACATAAGTAACCTTAGGATCTTCTATAATATTTGCAAGTTTACCGACAAGAATATTGTACTGGTCAGTTGTAAGCGTCTTAAGAATCTGTACATAAGCTTTAAGCTTAGAGAGTACGGTTTTGTTAATATTATTAGGATATTCTTTAACTGCCATAGGAATAAGCTGTTTAGATTCTCTATCGATCTTATAGAAACCTTCAACGTAAGCCATGGTATTAAGAATATCAGAATGCTTCTCTGTTATATCAGGTCTTAATGTAGAGAACTGAATAAATGTACTATACAATGTTGCCGGTCTGAATGTAAGTACATAGTCATCAGAAATCTGTAAAGGAGTAGCCTGAATAGTACTTGCAGGTGTAGTAGAATCCATTGTTCTGATATTATCGCACTCTGATTTAACATCGTCATTATCGTACTTAACCATTGAGTAGATATCTGTATCGATAAGAGATGTTTTCTTACAAGAATCAATCTCATGAGTTCTTGCAATAAGGTTAGAATCAGAGTAGCAAGATAAATACTGACCGAAATACAGAGACTCAATATCCTCTGTTCTGATCATTTTAGTCCATGCTTCGAATGTAGGTTTGTTTGCATCAACAATGTGATTGTAAACAAATCTTAATGAAGCAATTACGCCATTAACGCCATTACTGTTACGAATGGTCTTACGAAGTGCATCAAGCTCTGGTCCATCACACTCCTCGAATGTAACATTTCTCTTGCTATAATACAGAGGCCAATCTGCTCTCTTCTTATTAGAAACAGGAGCATTCTCAAGAATGCGGCTAGCAGAAATTGGTTTCTGACTGATCTTATATTCAGCAAAGTTAATAGGATTCTTTGTAGCAACAATAGAACCCATATTAGCCTTGAATTTCTCACGAAGCTCTTCAGGAGTTTCCTCCTCATCATCTGTAACGTCGTATTCGCTATCAGAGTTGTCGATCTCATTTAAAAGATCATCAAACTCGCTAAGGTCTGAATCATTATCCTTCTTGGGAGCCGGTTTCTTAACAACAGGCTTCTGCTGTTTAGGCTGCTCTACTGGAGCTTCCATTTTTGGTGCATCTGGAACACTCATTACTGCTCTCTCTGTTTCATGCTTTTCTTCTGCTGTCTGCTCTTCAGAATCTTCATCAGCAAGATCCTTATCAATCTCATTCTCGATATCATCAAGATTTGAGAAATCATTCTTCTGTACAGACTGCCGAACTTCTTCATCAGCGCCTGCATCTTTCTCCATCTGCTCTTCTTCTACTGCGTTTGCTACAGCCTCTACCATAGCATCTGCGTTTTTCTTTTTCTGCTCAATTACAGCATCCATAGATGAGAACGCGTCTCCAACAATTTCAGGAGTAATGCCATCTTCTCTCTGAGCTTTAGCCTGAGCCTGCTCTGGATGTGCTGCCTCGATATCTCTATTTAATTCAGCCATAGAGATTGGCTTCATTCCTCCGCCATTTGCGTTTGCTGTTGTTGGTCTCTGAGGTGGTGCCGATACTACCGGTGTAGAGTTGTTTTTGGTCGTTGTTTTGGACACATTTCTACTTAATTCGTCCAAGGTCATTTCTTTAGCCATAATTTAATTCCTCCTAATTTAATAATTGGTCTAAGATATAAGTTGCTCCTGCACTCATATTATCATTATCTTGATCATACTCTAGGGTATAAGCTCCATCACCAGTGTTTATAATGATTCCAAGAGAATGATTCTTCAATACGCCTACAGTGATATCTATAGGCTCTAATTCTGGCAAAAAATGTTCAATCTGATATTTAATATCAGATTTCAGATCTTGAAGCATATTCTCATCATTATTGTAACGGTATTTGGATCTTATTCCAACTCCCATAGTTGGATGAGATTGGAATTTGCCTGGTTCTAGATAGATTATATATATAATATGAATGTAAGCAGCATCAGAACTTTCAAATACCTTTGGCATTTTGAAAGCATTTTCAGATAATACATGAGCTTGCATGATTATACCTCCTTCATCATTATTTAAAAGTTGTAGTAGTAAAAATTTACATGAAGGCAAATTGCGATTAAATCATATATTATAAAAATGATCATAATTTAGAATCAGAACAAAAATTAAATTAAGGAGGTATAAAATTATGATATTTAATTACATTACAGAGGAAGCTAAATTTATAACAGAGCAGGAAATACTTGATTGTATTTCTGAAGAAAGTGACGATGGCGCTATAGTTATCAATTCAATAATTATTGATGAAAAGCTAGTACTTGAAACTGTAAATTCTGGCGAAGTAAATATGCCAGTAAAGCGCAATAATAGTAGGGTAATAATGATAGGTAATCAGACAGATCAACATGGTCCTAGAATGAAAGTATCTGCTTATGCTGGTAAAATTAGTAAAAGATCTAGCGACGAAGATGACGGCAAGGGCTATATTAGTATATTTATGAGAAAGGAGCATGGTAAAGATGGTCTGCCTGTATTAGATCATAAGGGAAATATTAAAGATATCGATATGAAGCAATCAGAGCTAAAATTATATTATGATTTCTTTGTTGATAATTATAATTTAATTAGGCTAGCGCGTGATAACGATAATAGTACGCTTTGTGATAAAGCTCTAGTTAAAGATGCCAAATTACGTAAAGACGGAGTTAAGATTGAACGAGGCCGAAATGGAGATTTATATGTGTATGATAAGAATGGCAATATAGATTATAAAGAAAATTTGAAAGGTGAAGAAATATCATGATGATATATCAAATAAAATTAGAGTGCTTAAGTAAACATGATAGTTTTGTAACTACTCATTCACCAATGTTATTGCCAAATAGCATGATAGAAATGAGAAATAATATGCAATACCCTACAAAAGAAGCATTTGATTATGCTATAGGGGATTATATTAATGCAAAAGATGATATAATAAAAGCGGCAAAAAATGAAAATTGGAAAATGAGATTTCTTCCCAGAAATAAAATGCACGCTTTTATGCTGCTATATTTATTTTCCGAAGATAAAAATGGTAAAGTTCTAGTATATTATTACGATTACGATACAAAAACAATGCTTGAACTTTATACAATAAATACCGATTGGTTTACAAGTCCTACTAAAGATGCTGAAGACTACCCATGCCTAAGTTATTTATTGGAGTCTGTTTACGGTATAAAAATTAAATAAAAAGAATAGAGCATGGTTATTATAACCATGCTCTTACTATATTTATTTTTGCCCAAGACATCAAAGTAATTTATTAATAAAGGAGGTAGTTCGAATATGTCTACTAAGAAATATAAATGCCCATATTGCAATGCTAGATTAGAGAGATCGGCATTAATTAAGCATGTAGATAAATTCCATCAGGAGTTAATTCCTGATGGGTTTACCTCAACTAGAATTGTTTATAATTCAGTTAATAAGACTGATGGTGGCAAATGTAGAGTATGTGGTAAACCTACAGAGTGGAGAGAAGATACCGGTAGATATAACGTTCTTTGTAAAGATCCAAAATGCAAGCAGAAGATGAGGGATGATTATAAAAAGAATATGCTTCGTGTTAGAGGTACTTATAATATTCTTAATGATCCAGAGCAACAGGAAAAGATGCTTGCTAATAGATCCATCTCAGGAGAATATCAATTCTCAGATGGTGGTAAGGTAGGTTATACGGGAACTTACGAAAAGAAATGCTTAGAGTTCATGGATGTTGTTATGCAGATTAAATCAGACGATATTATGTCTCCAGGACCATCCATGGAATACACTTATAATGGCGCTAAGCATATTTATATTCCAGACTTCTATTATGTACCATATAATTTAATTATCGAAGTTAAGGATGGTGGAGATAATCCTAATACTAAATTATCTCCAGGAATGAAGTCTTCAAGAGAACGTACTATAGAGAAAGAGCGTATGATTACTGATAAAGGAATCTATAATTATATCAGGTTAACCAATAACAACTTTCAGCAATTAATAGAAGTATTTATGGATATTAAATATGCTCTTATTGAAGGTGATCCTAGAAAGACTGTTAAGGTTAATGAATCATCAGATATTGATTTTTTTGAAGAATATGAATCTTTATCTGAGAATGGAATTATTACCACTAAAGATTTGGAATATAATTTAGATCAATGGAAAATTGGTGGTAAGAATATTCTATTTATTACAGGCTTATCTGGTTCTGGTAAATCTACTAAGGCTGCTAAGTTGGCTAAAGAGAATAATGCTATTAATATAGAGATTGATCTCTTTGAGCATAACGATATTGTATTCGATAAGAATACAAATAATGATGATGGTAATATTATTGTAAAAGAATACTTTGAAAAGAAATATGGGGGTGCTAGAAAGATGCCTCAGGGCGATCCTAAGTTGCCGCATATGCTTTATGATTTCATTAAATATTGTATAAATTATGCTTCAAAGCATAAGGATCGTTTATTCATCATGGAAGGCATTCAGTTAGCAGATTTAGAGATGGCAGAAGAGCTTAAGAATTATCCTGTTATTATAGTAAATACCAGTATTATAAAATCAATGTATAGGGCAGCTAAGCGTGAAGGTATTAAGGATTATTTTAATTCTTTTAAATCATTCTCTGATTTCTTAGGTTGGTTCAAATGGTATTTGCAGATGGATAAAAACAATAAGAAGTTTGCTAAAGATTTGAAAGAATCTACGTTTAATGAATCAACAACTCTTAAGAACTGTAAAAGATTAAATAATTATGGCGGTAATTTATATTTTATATCTCAAGAAGAATTAAACGGGAAAATATTATCTCCAAGAATACCGGATAATTATTTTACAAAAAATAATTATGAAGATAACACTATCAAAAGAGTATGCTTTGCTCCATCTATAGATAAATGCTTAATGGGTTTATCTCAGAATCTTAAAGGAGAAGAACTTTATGTATATGAACCAGATGGGGAATATGAAATTTACAAACCAGATAAAAATCTTGTTCCCGATTCATCAATAACAGGAGAGTTATGGATATTGAAACCTGTTAAATTGAAGAAGCTTGCCAAGATCAAAGTAATAGGTGATGCTGGAGAAGATGGAATACCTTTCTATTATGGCGATAATAAAGCTGAGTTATATAAATGGAATTATAAAATAATAGATGAATCTACGATTCCTGAAAAATGTAAGAAGTGCGGAGGAGATATCAAGGTTTATCTTAGAGGAGAACCAGTATATCTTTGCTCCGATTGCGGGGAATATTATGGCACGGTTCCATTTAAAGAAGACGCTATATTAAAGTCTAAGAATGAACCGTTCTTTTTCTATCATCTATTACCAAAAGGCGCTAGCATAACTAATGGTATTACAAGTTTGGAATATCAATATAATCATAATATGAATGATTTCCTGAAGAACTCCAATAAATACAGAACCAGATTATGCGGCGGTTGGAATATTTACCCTGGCAGAAATCCAAACTCTTTATCTTCTGAAGAAATACATGAGGGTATAAATCAATTCAGGCATTCAAATGGTGGTTGTAATAGAATTTATTTATTCAGATATGCCCCATATGAAAATCTTGGTTCTCAAATGAAGAAAATATTGGCGGGCAAAGATATTTATAGAGTTGATGTGAGTAAGCTTTTAAAAGATGGTATAATAATCGATATTGATTATGGTTATATAGATTCTAATACAGATAATGATAAATTAAGCGAGGATTGGTATAGAAATATATCCTATGATGATTATTTCAAAAACTACACAGAAGATAATCCTGATCGCCTGTTATTCAGTTATATGAACCATATAAGCGTTACTCCTAAGAATGGGGTTATTCCTAAGAAATATTTAACGAAAATTGATAAGTCTAATTCATTATCTTTACAAGAAACTGATACTATATTAGAGCAATCAAACCCAGATAATCTTGTTTTTATTGATATTAATAGAGACAAGAACACTACAGTTAAATATCTTAAGCAGAGGAATAGCAAGTATACAAATTATCTTGATAATTACATTGGAGAAATCATTGTAGATCAGGATAAAGATAAGCTTGCAGGCCAAGTATTTATTGGTAAGAAAGGAACGAAGGATGAAGGTTTCATTACAGGATTAGAAGTCTATAAGCCTTATAAGAATAAAGGTTTAGGAAGTAAGTTGTTAGATGATGCTGTTAAGAAATATAATGGTATTGATCTTACAGTTTATAAGGATAATGATATAGCTATAAGAATGTATAAGAAATATGGATTCGTTATATTAGGTCCTGGAAATACCAAGAATAATGATTATTACATGAAGCTTAAGAGTAAGGTTTCTAAATCAGACAAGAAATCAATCAAAGAATCTTCTGGAATGACTGCGGATCAGGTAGATAGATTTTATACCCTATTAAAGCAAAGATTAGACGAAGATGAGGAATTTGAGAAGTATGAATCTGCATTAACGCCATATAACAAAGATACAGATGGACCAAATGAGTTTCCTAAAGAAAAGTCTAACTTTAGTGCAGATGATCTTAGTAATACAGAGATCGATGATTTAAGTTTTGATGATTTAGACGACGATGAAGAGGACTAAATTAACGGGCAGGATTATACCTGCCCGTCATCCTTTTATTTTTTAGTAATATAATATAGATTTGAGTAGTAGTATTAAAATATAATTTATGGAGGTGATTAATATGAACAGACGTTTAATTAAGCAGAAAGTTATCGAGGCAATCAATCTTAGAGACGATCTTATTCAA